ATTTACTGATATTATTTAGTATAATTTGCGGGTTTTTGTCGGGGTAGTGAAACTTGATTTCCATGGCTAGGTCGTGGGCGTAGGCGTCGATCTCATCCATGTTGGCAAAGTATTCAAGCGTTCTTATTCTTGTCTTTGATGAGCATCTAACAAAGTTCACTACCTTAGCGTAGAAACGATTTTCGCCTCGCTTAGTAAACTGATACTTATGCATCATCTCATGCTGTAGAGTCTGATTGAGGAGGAAAAGGAATCTCTTCTTCCTGTTGGGAGTAAAGTTTATTAGGTTAGAGGGATTTAGATGAACGATGATGCTGATAGGTCTTTTGACCCTATAGGGATCAAACTCCCCTCCTATCTTAAACGGGGTTCTAGATGTAAACCTAAAGTCATAGATGACTTCTATGCCAGCACCGAAAGGGCTGATCATCCGCTGCGTCTTTTCTAAGAAAAGTTCAGCAGTTACTTCTCCTTGCATCCATTCTGTATTTTTATTCAACCTTCTCCAGATTCGTCTACCTTGATACATAGCTTTCTCCTGAAGGTTACTTAAACTATTTATACCTTGAAGCCAGAAAAGTCCCTTTGTGATTTTTTGTTTAGAGTCTCGATACTGAGAACAGGTCTAGATTCACCCATGTCAGAGACACCCCTCTGAGCAGAATCTTCTAGATCATACAACTTCATCTTGCTTCTATCTACACCGATCAGAAATCTCTTGTTTGCAGACGGATCGTTGTATCTATTCTTTAGTTGCTTGACCATCAACTGACCTAGCTTCTCTAATTCTTCTGTGCTGATAAGTGCAAACATGAAGTCGGCAGTCGCAGGCAAACCAAACGATTCTGAAGTATCTGTCAGTTCAACATCAGTGTTGCCATATCCTCCTCGAGTTGTCTGTGTTGCAGACACGATAGGAATATTGTGCTCAACTGCTAGGCCTCGAAGTTCCTCGGCAATCGACTTCACCATCATGTAACTATTGATGTTGCTGTTTGCTTTGAATCTCGAACTTGCACAGATGTTCAAATAGTCAACGAACAGAATGTCAGGTTTGAAGTTTCGCTTGAGAGATAGTTCATTCAAAAGTGACTTGAAGTGACCCACATGTGCTGATGCAGTAGGATATTCCTTAATGATTAGTCGACCTTGAGTCTTGTTGGTGATCTTCTTGACACGATTCTCAAACACATTCTTAGGAAGATCCTTCAACTCGTCAATCGCTGTATTCATTAGGTTCGCATCAATACGCTCTGCGATTCTTTCTTCTGCCATCTCAAGTGTGATGTACAAAACATTCTTGCCTTGTTCGAGACAACTTGCTGCCACATGACACATGAACAAACTCTTGCCCACCCCGGTTCCTGCAAGACAGATATTAAGCGTCTTTCGAGGCAACCCACCATTGGTTATGGTGTTAAAGTATTGCAGATCAAAAGCAAGTTTGTCCTCTACTTTATTGTAGAAGTCATATCTTGCCAAGGCATCATCGATATAGTCGTGACCCACTGAGGTATCGAAACAAGTTCCCAATGCCTCTTGCAGCAAAGTAGGAATGGCATCCTTTGCATGAACTTTGTCTCGTCCGTCAAGAATGCCTATGGATGCTACGATTGCATTATAAACTGCACGATCTTTACAATACTTCTCTGTCTCATTGACCAACCAATCAAGGTTAGGATCAGGTTCACCAAAGGTATTGACAATACCCATCACCTCGCTGAAGTTATCTTCAGCAATCGTCTTGTCATTATGAAAGGCGATCTCGATTGCATCCTTTGTGGGCAGCGAGTTGTAGGAGTTAATGAACTCAGATATGTGTTTGAAAATTATCTTGACATTGGGGTCTGTAAAATACTCTTCTTTGAGAAATGGAAAGACCTTCCTCATATACTTTTCATTGTACATGAGGTTGTTCAGAATAGTATTCTCAATTGCCATTAGTTTCCTTGTAATCTTCGATTGCTTTTGACAGTATATCAGAAATGATCAGTTGAAACAACTCCACAAAGTTAGATTTGTCAAAATCTTCTTTGACCATACCATCAGGAAAGTTTACGATATGAAAGTCAACTTGCAACTCGCCAGATGTGTCATCCTTGAACTCAACCCCCTCAATCTGAATGACTGCATCCTTGTACTCGCCTTGAGTGATTTCTACACCCCAACTAGCATTACCAACTGCCCAGGGGCGATATAGTTCATTAAGCGTTGTCATATTCTGCCTCAATATCTTGTGTGGTTACATCCTGCATGATTGCACTTGTTGATACCTTGAACTTATTTTCAACATAGGAGTTGAACTCCTTTGAGGTCAGAATGGGCAACCAAAATTCTTTGTTGTTGGTATCTGCAAGACGATACTTCTTGTCCTCTCCTGCCTTTGCATACCAACCATTGCTGGGTTTAGTTACGAACCCCCCATCTAGTGCAATGTCAAGAAGTCCCGACCATTTGCTGATGCCCCCGTCAAAAGAAACTTCAACAGGCAACTTTGACTTCTCACGAACATACCTTGACTTCTCTACATTGATGATAAAGTTATATCCTGTCAGTTCAGTCCCGTCTTTCTCTTGTTGACGACCGATAATGAAGATGTTGTCTGCAGAATAGTAAACACCTGTACCGCCCGACACCACATCCTTGGGATACAACCCAATCTCTTTGTAGGTATGATTGACCACGACCATAGGAATGTCCTTGATGGTCAAGTGAGGAGTCACCATACGAAACAATGACTTCAGTTGTTTTGCTCGAGACATATCTGCAACTGATTTGCCCTCAAGCGCATCTTCGACTTCTTTCTTGGATGCTAGATTTCCAACCGAATCCACAATAACCATAATGTGATCGCCCCGGTTAATACTAGAAAGCTGCGCCATAGAATCATGTTTTAGTTGCTCCACATCCGTGATAGGGGTATGAATGACACGCTCGGTATTGATACCAAACGAATCGAAATACGACTGAGGTGAACCGAACTCTGAATCATAGAAAAGAACGACTGCATCCTCGTACTTGTCTAGATACGACTTTGCCAACATTAGTGCAAACGCCGTCTTAAAGTGTTTTGAGGGTCCTGCAAAGACAGTCAATCCTGGGGTCAGGCCTCCCGTCAAACTACCTGACAATGCCACATTGAGAATGGGCACAGGCGTCTGAATCATATCCTTCTTGTTAAAGAACTTTGACTCAGACAACACCGCTGTTTCTTTGATAGTAGAGTTCTTCTTAAGTTTTTCTAGCAATGACATTTGGTTTCCTTATGCAAAAAGATCTTCTAGTGTCGCCTGTTGCTTTGCACTCCATCCCATACCACCCAGGATAGTTTCAAGTGGTTCAATAAACGACTTCTGAAACATTGTATTGTAGTCGATGAATTTTGTCAATCCCAACTCATCGGGCAATCGACTTACGAAAGCGATACAGTTTTCTCCGATGGGGTTAGGTTCCTTCAAGTACAGAAACTTTATCTTGTCCCCCTCTTGGATGGGTTCATACTTCTTTTCGAGTTTGTGCTTCTTCACATGAAAGTTGTATAGCAATGATCCTCGCACATGCATGGGAGTCGCCTGTTTATAGATGTTCGCAGGACAACCATACTTCTGCAAACCATTCACACCTCGAGGAAAGGCAATCTCGTGTGCCTTAAGTTTTTTGAAGTCATCCTCAACCTTCAGGATGTAACTTTGTAGTTGATTCTGTGTTGCTGTAAGTGCAAGACGAACTGCCTCACGCAGTGCCTCTCTAACAGGTTCAGGAGTCGATGACTTTACAATCTCGAGTCCCATGACCTTTAGTTTAGGTTCCTTGTACCTGACTCCTTCATTGTCATAGACATTCAGCGCATAGCGTTTCTTCGCAACCCAAATGCCACGATCTGCAATTGCCTCACGCTTGAAGTAGATCTTCTTCTCGAATGCATTGACATAGGATGCCATGCCATCACAAGAATCGTTAATGACCTTGACGATCTTCTCTTCACAGATTTTGTCTAGAATTTCGATCAACTTCTCTTTAGGAAGATTTGAGTAGAACTTTTTGACTAGAGGATCGAGTGTGATATAGCAACTGTCTGTATCGCTGTAGAAAGAATAGTCAAAGTTTTTTGTTCCGCAAACTTTGTTAAGGTATTCGTTAAGTGCCTTACCTACTCTCTGGATTATATATTGACCTGTGAGCGTGATACCTTCTGCAATCCGATCATCATAGAATCTAAAGTATTCGTTGCCCCATGCACCAAACAGCGAGTTCAACTGAATCTTTCTAGCCATCTGAAAGTTGTTGTACTTCGAGATATCTTTCTGATGTTTCTTATCTTTAGTTTCCTCGTATTGCTTTTGAGCAGCAATCATTGACTTCTTGTATCGCTGTCTGTCATCAAACAACTTCTGAACGATCTCAGGAAACAATCCTTGCTTGTCTCGACGGTAGAAGTATCCATTTGCCGCCATGCAATCGTCATCGTTCAAATCAAAGGTATGGTGCACCATTCCGTCAATCGTTGTATCGAATGTCTTTCCTCGAACCATTGTCTCAGGAGACATGTTCCATTGCATGATGATAGAAGGATACAGAGAAGTTGCATCGAAAGAAACTACCCAATCATACTTTCCGGGAACTGGTTCCTTAACGAAGGCACCAATGATTTGCCTACCGCGCCTTGACTCATCCCGCTGATGAACCACAACCCCTTTGTTCCAGCAATGATTGTACAGAATACAATCCCAAGTTCGCACTGCCGAGAACACATCATTGTAGTTACACTTGGCATCATACGCCATAGTGATGATGAGTTCAATGAGTCGCAGTTTATCTTCTAGTTGGTCGACTAGTTCAACATCAACCACATTGTACTCTACGAATCGTTGCCAGTCATTGCGGTAGAACTCTCGAAAAGTATCATACTCATGGGTTAGCTTTTGCTTACCCAATTCGACCTTTGCGATATGATCTAGTTTGTCTGATTCTTGTCGTGTGTAAGTAAACTTCTTGTAGAGATCGAGATAGTCAAGAATCGAGATGCCTAGAATGTCAAAGGCGATAACCTGCCTACCCATGCGCTCGAATGACTTGTCATTGATAACACCCCAAGGAGACAGGCGCCGAACCGCACTCTCGCCCAAGACCTTTTCGATCCGGCGAATTAGGTATGGGATATCAAACACCTCGCAATACCAACCAGTCAGAATGTGAGGATAGTCCTGTTGGATTAGCAAGACAAACTTTTCAAGCAGATCGCGCTCATCCCGACACTGTACATACTGGTGATTTTCCTGCTTCACCGTGAAGGGTTCACATCCAAAGGTGATAAGTTCCTTACTATTTGCATTCTGCAAAGTGATGAGAAGGACTGCCTCGATGGGATTAGTTACATCAGGAAATCCATGCTCAGCAGATGTCTCAATGTCAATCGAGTAGATAAGCAACTGAGACATGTCGAACTGTATCTCATCAGGATAGTTCTCTGAGATGTATTGATAGGCAAAGTTCTTGTTGCCGTAGATTTCAAAGTTCTCTACTTCAGAATACTGCTTGATGAAATCTTTAGCTTCGTTGATATCACCGAACTCGATTCGCTCAAGATAGTCGCCAAACAGAGACCTGAACTCTGTTTTGTTCTTGCCCTTGACAAAGAGAGATGGTTTGAAAGGAACCTTAGTGGTTGTCTTATGTCCTTTCACAATGCCTCGAAATAAAATCTTACTGCCATACTGCAAGACATTAGTGTAGAAGTTAGACATAGGTTCTCCAAATGAAGAAAGGCAGCAAAGCTGCCAAAATGGTGGGCCCCCTGGGAGTCGAACCCAGCACCAATGGATTATGAGTCCACTGCTCTAACCAACATGAGCTAGAGGCCCGATATGGTGCCCGAAACCGGATTCGAACCGGTACGCTTTTTGAGCGGCAGATTTTAAGTCTGCTGTGTCTACCTTTCCACCACTCGGGCATAGTTCACTTAGAAGGATTCAGCATGAACTTTTGTAGAAGTTGCTGTGCTTCCTTCGTATCCTTTACCTCATCATTATAGTCGACCTTCATGGTTCTGACCATAACATCCATATTGAACTTTAGGAAGTAAGAGTCTTTTTTATTACTTTTAGCTGACAAGTCAAAATTCATTCTACCACCTCATAGGTAACCTCGTAACCGCCTTTACGCTCTGTAACCCAATCATCATGTCGCTCGTAGTCGCCTTGATTGATAAAGTCGAGAGCATCCCAATCATCTTCATCGAGAAGTTGCTTAAAGTTTTCTAGTGATTCGAATTGGTCAATGATTTCTTCTTCATCCAATTCGTAGGTGAACTCACTAACGACTGTATGGAATTCTTTTTTGATAATTTTCATTAGCTAAACTCCCTCGCTGAAAAACTGTATCCTTCTTCATCATCCCAATCATATTCGGGATTGAACCAAGTGTGCCCATACTTATCCGGCTTTCTACCTTCATCATTGTGAATCTGGTTCTTACGCCCACGATCATTTACAAAATTTGGAGACTTTTGATTCTCAATGTATTCCACAAACCAATCGTAGTCGATTCGTTCACGATACTCGTCCATGATGATCTTGTCTTTCAGAAATTCTTTCCATTGTTGCCAAGAGACAAGACGTTCTGGTCGATAACCTTGAAACGAGAATGCCCAACCAAATGAAGATTTGCCGATATGATACTCTTCATCATACCGGTCACAGCATTCACAGTGGTTAGAAGCAACATAATAATTAGTTCCCATCATTCAACTCCAAAATGTTTCTTAATCTTACGCAAAAGGTCGACTCGTTCCATATCCCAACCCAACTGCTTTGTAGCCATAACAACATTACTGCCGGGACGATCTATCATATCTTGACATTGCTGTGCATGGCGAAGTTGCACATCAATCATACCTTCAATAAGTTCAATTTCTCGTTCTGATAAGGTCATTCTCCAATCCTTTCTTTATACTCTTTCGTGGGAGTGTAGGGAAAGGTCACCGGGACACGACTTTCAATACTG